TCACCATGGCAACTGCAACAGTCATTCCCCATGGGTTGGCACTACTGTCCCAGCCTAGAACAATGCGCCCAGGGCTCTGTGGCTCTTCGGTCTTTTACGGGCTCAATAACAGCTCATAAGTATCCAGACTGCCGATCCATAGATATCCACGACACCTAGCATGATATTACAGGGAAAAATACAGCCAATTTGGAGTCAAGCTCACTACCAAAAAGCCACTTTCACACGGGGTACCAGAGAGGAAATGTGCAAGAGGCTAGAGCTAGATGACCCGCTAGATCATGATCGATACACTGACGAGCAGTTTTCGCTGTGGTACAGCGATTGTACACCACTTATATCGAGTTTTTTGGGTCACGACGATTTCAATTGGTTGCATGAAAAAGGTATCAGCTTACACATGGCTTTACCGGGCACTATTGTGCCCGCGCATCGTGACGCATACAATGCCTATAGAGCCAGATTCAATGTTGAGGATGTCAACCGCATCGTGAGAGCCGTGGTATTCCTTGAAGATTGGAAACCTGGTCACTATCTAGGTGTAAGTGAACGTGCTTTTACCAGCTGGCGTGCCGGTGACTGGGTGGCATGGTTTGGCAGTGTAGAACACACAGTGGCCAATCTCGGTCCATACAATCGATACACCATGACTGTGACAGGAATATCTAATTTATGAAAATATTTGTTACCGGAGCTTCAGGCTTCATTGGTAGCAGTTTGGTTCCTGTGCTCAGATCCCAAGGGCATGAAATACACTGCATGACCAGCGATCTCTTGGAATTTACCGACGTAGAAAACGAAGTTGTTCAATGCCGGCCCGATGTGGTTCTGCATCTCGCAGCTCGTACCGAGGTTGAAGCCAGTTTTTACGAACAAACCAGTTTCAGCAGCGTAAACTACGTAGGCACAGTCAATCTCATCGAGGCTGCGTGCAAACTCACGTCGCGCCCATATTTTTTGTTTGCCAGTACCATGGAGGTCTATGGTTGGCAGCCCATCAGTGATCGTGTGCAATTAGGTGGAAATGCCGGACGAGAACATGCGTTCGATGAAAACACACCATGTCATCCCAATGCACCTTACGCTGTGGCCAAATATGCCTGCGAGCGCTATCTTGAATATGCGGCACGCACTCGGCAGCTGAAATATGTGGCTCTGAGGCAGACCAATGCCTTTGGACGCGACCACAATGATTTTTTCGTGACCGAGCAGATCATCTCGCAAATGTTGACCAACGAGGAAGAATGCCGTCTGGGATATCGCTATCCATATCGCAATTTCATCTATCGCGACGATGTAGTATCGGCCTGGATCAGCATCATAGACAACCTAGATCGTTGTACCGATCAGATTTTCTGCATAGGTCCCAACGAACCAAGACGCATCGAAGATCACGCCGCTGCCATTGCCGATCTCTTGGGCTGGCAAGGGCGCATAAAATGGGATACCAAGCCCACTCGCCCAGGAGAAATTTTTTATCTTTGTAGCCGACACGACAAATTGACCGACGCCACGGGATGGTATCCACGAACCAGCTATCATGATGGATTGCTCAAGACCATTGGCACCTGGCGGAGGCGATTGGACCCAGATATTTCATAAAGGAAGTGAGACCATGCTTGATCAAAGCCGTGAACCATTCGATAACAAAACGCTGGAATATGATCTCCAGCGTTTTCCTTTACCAGACATCGTGCTGGCAGCAGTGCGGAGATACTACCCAGAAGTCAAGAGCCTGGATACCCTGCATGAGGTAATTCCGGCCAGCCAAGTCAACGCCGTGGCCAACCGATGCAGCCATGACTTGCTCGAGACAGATTTTTACGATCACTACGACACCATGGTCACCGAGCAGGTGCTGCCACAAGTGGGCTGTGACATGTTGATCCAAAAATTTCCTAATTTGAGATTCCTGATACCGGATCAAGATGAACACGGCGCTGTGTTGCTGTACCATCAAGGACGATGGGTAGGCAACGGACTGGGCCTACGCACCATCTGGATGCCTTTCACTGACTGCTATGAAAGTAACAGCATGCAAATCATGGACCTTGACATCAGTAGAGAGGTCACACGCCGTGCCGTGGTCGAACGATGGAGCTACGAGCAATTACAGGATTTCTGCGTAACAAATTCATGGCCCATCACGCTGCGACCGGGGCAGGCTCACCTGTTCTTCCAAGAACATATCCATGGTAACATTCCCAACCGTACCGGAAAGACGCGCGTCAGCATCGACATCCGTCTGTTGTGTCGTGGCCAGCAACCACACCGCAAGTGGCCCGGGGCCTACTTCCGAAGACTGCATGATCGCAATTTTGAGCGTGAGGTCAAGATCGACGAAACCAAAGAAAACGTAGTGACCTATTCAGAATATGAGGGCATGAAAACCCGGCAGCTGGATTTGCATTTCCAGACCATGGTGGTCAAGGCCTACTGCCAGAAGAGAGGATACACGTTTCCCTATCAGCACGGTGACAATGAAGGTCTTAATCACAGCCATCTAGACCACTTGATCAACCGATCGCGTGTGGACCACATCATAATGTTTTCAATCTTCGGCTTACCAGACAATCCAGCACTGCGCATGAAATTCATGCATGACGCACTGCGTCGTAAATGTGTTTTGCATTTCGCTAATGAAGAATTGGTGCTGCAGACTCCAGACGATCTAGATCACATCGAGCACCTGCGCAGTTTTACAGATGACTGGAGCAGCCCTGTGCGACAGCTAGAACAAGAGCTCAAGCTGGGCCAATGAAACGAGCGTATCTCTTCCAGCCCCAATACACTGTAGAGGTCAGCCAGGTCAAGAACTACTGGCTGCCTTACAGTGCGGGCTGCCTATGGAGCTATGCACAGCAGTTTGAAGACATCCGTAACACTTGGCTGCTGGGCGATATCATTTATCGTCGCGAACCACCAGAAGATGTCTTGGATCGATTAGAAGATCCCGCCTATTGTGGTTTCAGCTGCTATGTGTGGAATCGTACCTATTGTCTCATGTTGGCCGAACGGATCAAACAGCGGTGGCCCGCTTGCGTGATACAGTTTGGGGGACCCGAAAGCAGTGGCCGGATGCTAGAACATGATTTTATCGACAGCATCTCCATGGCCGAAGGCGAAGAAAATTTTGTGGCTACTCTGCGCGGTATCAATCTCGGGCAAGCCACACCAGAGATTTTTGGCAAGACTCGTTTGCAGGATCTAGACATACCCAGCCCGTATCTCACCGGCGTGTTTGACAGCATCATGCATCGAAATCCCGATGTGGACTGGGCCATGACCTTGGAAACCAATCGCGGTTGTCCATTTGCGTGCACCTTTTGTGACTGGGGCGGTGTGACCTACAGCAAGATCAAAAAGTTCAATCTTGAGCGCGTGAGCCAGGAACTGGAGTGGTGTACACAGCGCCGCGTGGCATTTATATTTTGCGCTGATGCTAATTTTGGTGCGTTCCGGGAACGTGATATCACCATCGCAAAAATGATAAGATCTGCGGCTGATCGTGGGCACTTGCAGGCCATCAATCTACAATATGCCAAGAACAGCACCGAAACAGTGTTCGAGATAGCCCGCATCGTGGGCGATATCAGCCGCGGTGTCACCATCAGCATGCAGAGCATGAATCCTGATACCCTGGAAGCCATCAAGCGCACCAACCTTGAGGTCAACAACATACGCCGGCTCATGGATCTCAGTCGCCGATCGGGTGTGGGCAGTTATACCGAAATGATCATTGGATTACCGGAAGAAACCTTGGACTCATGGAAAAACGGCATGACCGAACTGCTCGAATTGGGTCAACACTACAGCATAGATGTATGGTTTGCGCAACTGCTGGAAAACAGCGAACTCAACTCAGTAGAAACACGGCAGCGGTACAGGATACAATCGGTCAAAGCACAGGACTATCTACCCTACCGCTGCCCCGATGACTATGCAGGTGCCAGGGAAATAGTAGAGCTCATCAACGAGACCAGCACCATGACCACTGCAGACATAGTCGAGGGCTATATGTATGCCATGGTCATAGTGAATTTCCACGTGGGCGGATACAGCCAGGTCTGGGCTAGATACTGCCGCGAGGTACTGGATATACCGTATAGAAAATTCTATGACTGTCTGTACGCCGTTTTGCTGCAGGACGAAGTCATGAAACAACACTTTGGAGAAATGATCAGTATCACTGATCAGTACATGAGGACCGGTGTGATGCCGGATTCCGTTTCCGGTGGACATGCCTTGCACAATCACAGCCAAGAATTTTTGTTCAACAACCGAACTCGGTGCTATGATCTAGCCGAACGCGTAGCCGTGGCATTTGGTGCCGATCCTGCCGCGGTGGGTGACTTGCAAAGGCACTTTGTATACGACCCCGATGGCACCTATCCCATTCGCATCACGTGCTCGTACGATCTGGATTCTAGCAACACCGGCCAGATCGAATATCTAGTTGATAGCCGAATAGATCGAACAGTGAAATTAAACTTTTATCGAGAACGCCGGCGCGGGCTTTTGAAAAACCAATTGACTAAAATATCTTGACTGCTGTACAATCTTTCTATATACTGATGCTAACATAGCTCGGAGATCACATGATTACAAAATTCAATGAATACGCGCAGGACAAAAAGCACAAAGGTACCTATCTCAGCGATGTAATCCGCGACAACATGCGGAGCCAGGGCAAGCGATTCTGGGCCGGAGACAATGTCGCAGATTTTGTGTATCCAGAAATGAAAAAGGTCTTGATCGACGAAGCCACTGAAGCATTCGAGCTGGTTCTGGATCGGCTCTTGATCGATCGTGAGACTGATCCTAATAGCAAAGGCACAGCACGCAGACTGGCCAAGATGTACTTCAATGAGATCATGGCCGGGCGCTATGATGCAGCACCAGATTGCACGGCCTTCCCCAACGATTCGGAAGATCGATATGAAGGCATGCTGGTGGTCCGATCGGAGATCCGCAGCATGTGTAGCCATCATCACCAACCCGTGGTAGGTGTTGCCTACATCGGCATCCTGGCTGCAGAAAAGCTCATAGGACTCAGCAAGTACACCCGCATCGCGCAGTGGTGCAGCCGGCGCGGCACCTTGCAGGAAGAGCTCTGCAACGACATTGCCCGTGAGATCATGCGGGCTACAGACAGCAAGGACGTGGGTGTTTACATCCAGGCCACGCACGGTTGTTGCGAGAATCGCGGCATCATGGCTCATTCCAGCCTCACGCAGACCACGGTGCTGAAAGGTGCGTTCCTTACAGATCCTGCCGTGAAAAAAGAATTTACCGACAACATCAAGCTACAACAGGACTTCGCACCAAGATGACCGACCTAGAGCAAGCCAAACAAGCCGGGGTGGCGCCCTGGGATGATCTGGTATGGGAGGACTTCCATGTTGCTGTGTTCCGTGATCGTTTTCCCGTGACACCGGGACACTTGCTGTTTGTGCCCAAGTACAATAACCAGCACATGGTGCGCGAGGCCTTCTGGAGTGCGCAGATGGAGGGAGAAAAAATGGTAGAGTCTGGTGCATGCGTGGCCTACAACATTGGCTTGAATTGCGGTGCTGCGGCTGGCCAGACCGTGATGTATCCGCATGTGCATCTCATTCCCAGGCGTGTGGACGATTGTGCAGATCCAGTGGGTGGAGTTCGTGGCGTGATTCCAGGTCAGGCCAATTATCGGACAGCTACCTACCGACAACCATGATAGCACCACTGCTGTTAGTAGTGGCAGTGCTGTGGTCTGTGCCCGCCGCGGCTACAGAGAAACCTGCTATCTGGCTGTTCAACATAACCAAAGATCAAGCAGTGCTGGGCAATCGCTTGAATGTACCATCGCCCATCGCCAGCATCACCAAGCTCATGACTGCCATAGTGACCTTGGATCATGACAACGATCTAGATCGTGCCATCACTGTGCCTGGCGGTGGCAGATTACCAGCCGGTCAGCACTCACGTCGCGACGTGTTAACTGCCATGCTGATACGCAGCGACAACATCGCCTCCGAAGCCATAGCCGCTGACTATCCCGGTGGACGCAAAGACTTCGTTGCTGCCATGAATCGTCGTGGACGTGAGATTGGCATGATTAGCACCCGCTTCGCTGATCCCAGCGGACTCAGCATGGCCAATGTCAGCACACCGGTCAGCGTGGGCACCCTGGTCATGATCAGCTCGCTGTATCCTTTCATCGTGGAAACCAGCGTGAAGAAGCAGGTCATGTTTGAAGTGAATCGAGGACGGCGCATACGCACCATCGAGATAGAAAACACCAACAAGCCCTTGCTGTTTGAATTCGACGAGATACGTGTGAGCAAGACCGGCTACACCACCGCAGCAGGATGGTGCGTGGGCATGCTGGTGGAAAGCCACGGCCAGGAGTTCGTGGTGGTTATCATGGGTGCGCAGAGCAAGCAACAGCGCAACGAACTGGCACGCACCACGATCTACAATCAGCTGCAGGACATCGAAGTGGACTGGATCGAAGAGCAGGCCCGGCCCTGGTGGCAGCGCTGGTGGCAGTCACTAAATATCCGCATGTCCAAGGAACAGTAATGGTGCAGGTGTTTGCAAATGTGTTGGATCATCGCGCCCTAAAAGATCTCCGAGACTATTTTAGCTGCGAAGACCGTGATCGTGATCAAAGACCGGACGTGATCAGCAAGAGTCCTAGCCCCGACAGCGAGGCATGGCCTGGGTTCTACGTGCGGCATGCTCTGCGTCAAATATTGCCACAGGCATTCAGCATCGAAGAAATCCTGTTCCATCAGAGCTGGACCAGATATCATCTGCATGCCGATACTGGTCGTGGCAGAGAACATCAAAAGTTGTACAAAGCGGTGTTGTTTCCACTGGAATTCACAGGCACCAGTGGTACTACCTTCTTTCAAAATCACTGGCATGGTCCCAGCGCAAAGTTTACCAAGCAACCTTTCCTCAAATATCAGTATTGGTTGCCCGATCGGTCTGGTGGCAAGACCTGGGTAGAGGATCTGCGCGTGGTGAAAGATCAGGCGCAACAAGGCGATGCTGCGCTAGATAGAATTTTCAGCGTGGATCATGACTTTATCAGCATGCTGGATTATCTGATCACCAAACGCAACGATGAATCGATCCTACGACATCTTTGGATTTCCGAATACAACGAGGTAGAAGGTGTTTCGGATGCAGTTTTTCCGGAACATCTCAGGCTTGCCTACTGTGAACATGTGCCCGCAGAAGATCTTCATGGACTGACTTTCGATCAATATGTGCCCTGGCAACTGGGTTCGGCCATAGTGTTTGATCGAACCCAGATACATTGCACCGGAAACGGAGATTTGGGCAAACTAGGCCTTACTGTTTTTACTAATCTCGTGTAAACTAAATATCTGTCTATAACGAAGTAAAGAGGTCTCAGACGCTCATCCCTCTCAAAAAATTCTGCGTGTCTTGCTATCACAGGAGACAAAAATGGCAAAGTACGTTTCAACAAAAACTTATGGTACGGATCGTGGACTTTCATGTTGTTTTCGTCAATGGCGCAGCACTCACAGTCATTGCAGCCTACTGCATGGTTATAGCATTGGCATCCGTCTTGTATTTGAGTCTGATACCCTTGATAGTCGCAATTGGGTTATGGACTTCGGTGGGCTGAAAGCCTTCAAGGCCTGGGCCGACTACATGTTTGATCACACCCTGATCATCGCCAAAGACGACCCGCACCTGGACCTGTTCCTCAAGATGGCTGATCTGGGTTTGCAGGATCAAGGTGGAGTGTGCGATATCAGATTGGTAGAAGCGGTGGGCTGCGAAAAATTCGCCGAACTGTCTTATCGCGTGATGGCTCATATCCTGCACTGTTTCCAGACCGGCCAGTCCTATCGCTTGCTGAAAGGTGACAGCATCGAAAGTTTCGAGCCTCGCTATCCGGTGGGCAAGGATGTAAGATTGAGATCAGCAGAGGTGTTTGAGCATGATGGAAATTCAGCGATATACGAAGGATAGGCATGGAACAACGACAAAACCGATATGACATAGCAGTGCTATTGCCCACACGTGGGCGTACTTCGGCTCTGAGCCGCAGCGTAATGAGCTTGGTGAATCGTGCCAACGATTTGAAATCTATACAATTCCTGTTTGGTTTTGATGATGATGATACCGTGGGTATCGATCATTGGACACAAGAACTCGAGCCGTGGCTGAAAAGCAAAGGCGTGCGATATCGTGCTCACAGTTTCAAGCCACTGGGATACATCCGCCTCAATGAGTATGTTTCTGAGCTGGCCAAAGCCAGCGATGCCAAGTGGTTGATGTTCTGGAACGATGATGCCATCATGGAAAGCCTGCACTGGGATCAGGAAATCATGAAAAACGACGGAAGTTTCAACGTGTTGGCGGTGCACACACATCGCGAGCATCCTTACTCGATCTTTCCCATAGTACCCCGAGCTTGGTTGGATCTCTTTGGTTACATGAGTCCGCATCAGCTCAGTGATGCCTACATCAGCCAGGTGGCCTACATGCTCGATATCTGGAAACGCATCGAAGTCTGGGTCACACATGATAGATTCGATCTCACTGGCAACAACAACGATGACACTTTCCGCAATCGGCCCCAGCTGGAAAATCGTCCCAATGATCCAGAAGATTTCCACAGCAACAAGTGGCACTGGCGTCGCATCAACGATGCGGAAAAGTTAGCAACGTATCTACGTGCCCAGGGACAGGACATGACCTGGTGGGACAATGTCAAGGCCAACCGTCAGGACCCATGGGAAAAACTCGCAGCCAACGATATCAACAAACAAATGAGTCAATCCAAGGCCAGTTATGTCCCAGTTAAATGATCGCATACGTGACTATTGGGACCGGCAGCCCTGCAATGTCAAGCACAGCTCTGCCCCGGTAGGAAGTGAAGAATATTTTGACGAAGTAACAGCCAAAAGATATCGCGCCGAGCCCCATATATTAGATTTTGCTGGCTTCCATCACTGGCGAGGTCGGCGCGTGCTTGAGATTGGTTGTGGCATTGGCACCGACGCTGAACAGTTCGCCCGCCACGGTGCTGACTATGTAGGAATAGACATATCTGAGGCCAGTCTGGCCATCTGTCAGCAACGGTTTGGAGTGTATGCACTCACAGGGGATTTCCGCTGCGGCAGCGTGACTGATCTAGAGTTCTTGCGCTCCCTGGGTGAATTTGATCTTGTTTACAGTTATGGTGTGTTGCACCATTTTCCTGGCATGAGTGATCATCTGTCCAATATATCTCACGTCATGCATTCCGGCAGTGAACTGCGGTTCATGGTGTACGCCAAAAATTCTTGGAAATATGCCATGATCCAGAAGGGTCTAGATCAATTTGAGGCGCAGAGCGAATGTCCTTATGCGGAAGCATTTACCCGAGAAGAGATCGCAGATCTCCTAGAATCATGTTATACTGTGGAACGAATCAGACAGGATCACTGTTTCATGTACAATGTGGCAGCCTACAAGCAAGGAAAATTTGAACTCGAACCCTGGTTCGCAGCCATGCCCGATACCATGCGAGACGCAGTGCGCGAATACCTAGGCTGGCATCTCTTGGTAAAGGCAAAAAAACGATGAATCGCATATATCTCTCGGAACGAGAAGTGCAAGGTATGACGCTGCAGATCTTACGGCAGATGCAGCAGGATCGTTGGCAGCCCGACTATGTGGTAGGACTCACGCGCGGCGGTTTGGTACCAGCCAATCTCATCAGTCAGTATCTTGACGTGCCCATGCACACTTTGAAAATCAGCTTGAGAGACAGCGACGGTGGTGAAAGCAATCTCTGGATGGCAGAAGATGCGTTTGGCTATGTACCCAGCGAGCATCAAGAGATGATCAAGAGCAGATGGGATCCGCACTTCAAGAAAAACATCCTTGTGGTAGATGACATCAATGACTCCGGTGCTACCTTGGACTGGTTGCGAGAGGACTGGCAGAGCGGCTGCCTGCCCAACGAAACCAATGCCTGGAACCGGGTATGGAACAACAACGTGCGATTTGCTGTACTGGTCGATAATCTTTCCAGCCAGTGTGGCATCAAGATTGACTACACGGCCCGGGAGATCAACAAAGCGGAAGATCCCAGCTGGATAGTGTTTCCCTGGGAAGAGTGGTGGACGAGCTAAAGGAGACGTCATGAGCGTGTTTTTGGATCAAGCGATTTTCATGCAGGCAGCGGATCAAACTTTATTGCAATTCAATCGTAAGCAGTACAACATGTACCTTGACCTTATCAAAGAAGAAACCGAGGAACTGTTTGAGGCAGTCCGCAGCAATGATCGAGTAGAACAGTTGGATGCCTTGATCGATATCATGGTGGTGACCATCGGCGCTCTGCACAGCCTGGGAGTGGATGCAGAAGGTGCATGGCGCGAAGTTTTACGCAGCAATCTAGACAAGATTGATCCCAACACTAATAAAGTCATCAAGAGATCAGATGGCAAAGTGCTCAAACCAGAAGGTTGGCAGCCACCAAAGTTGGAGCAATTTGTTAAGTGATAGAACCTCTACGTGATGATCTCATGGTGCAACAACAGTTGCCAGCTGAGAACGAGTGGATCCGGCGCTGGCAGCACATGGTAGGTGTAATCATGCTGAACCAAACCGGAAGGAAGCCAGTGAAGACTGTTCTTCCACTGTTTCTAAAGAGTTGGC